ACCCAGCCACAATAGTAGTTTGTCCATCACCTGATATTGAGAAAGTGCCTATGGATGAAGTAGTGCTTACTCCAGTAACTGAAATATTTTGATCTGTTGCAGTTGACTCTTCGCCTAAAGATGCAGTTAAAGCTTGACCTGTTACAGCTTGCGATATTCCTACAGCACCCCATTGTTGTTGACTCCATCCAATAGTATTGCCAGTATTGATGTCAGTGTCTCTGTTCCATCCAGTTGTGCTTGTTACACTTGTGGATTCATTACCTACCGATAGTGTAGTGCCTAATCCTGTTACTGAGATGTTTTGATCTGTTGAAAGTGATTCTTCGCCTAAAGATGCAGTAAGTGCAATCCCAGTGGGATTAACTTGAGCTACACCAGTTGCAACAGCAGTTCCTGCCGTAGAGGTAAGTCCAATACCTGTTACTGAAATGTTTTGGTCAGTGGTAACTGTCTCAGTACCTAGAGATGACGTGAGGCCATTACCTGTAACAGATACAGGTGCTTGCTCCGACCAGGCACCACTGTTCCAAGTTTGTCGGCCCCATCCTTGGATAGAGGCCATGTTTTATCTCCTATGCTATTCTTAAAATTGCAGCAGTTGCTTCAGCGGCAGGAAACGTAATTGTAAACGTACCAGCGGTTGAAGATTTAACAGCGCCAAAATCAAGAACGCACACTGATGCGTTTGTAGTCAAACCAGATACAGTTGAACTGTTATAAATAACAGCAGCTTGTGCAGAAATAGTTGCACTTGTAAATGATATGTCATTAAAATCACATACAGCGGTATCACTTGATAAAGTTGGTGTCACGGATGTTAATGTTCCGCCTCCCTCAGAATAAGTTCCTGAGTTTGCTACTTCATCACTTTGTGTAAAAGCAGTTGTTGATTTACTTAATGTTGCTTCGTTGTCATATAGCGCTAGTTTAAAAGCATTCCCCGTCGTAGCCGTAAAATCGTGTAGGCCTTTCAGGATCTCCACTTTGAAACTGTTGCATACAGCTTGTGTAATTGCCATAATAATCTCCTATGGGTTCCTAGACTCGAGAGGGATACGAATAACGCCATCTCGAAATTCGTCTCTACGATCACGCCCCATCTCATATGCAGCTAGATCTTTTAAAGACTGATTATACATTTTATCGTAGTATTGTATCATATCGGCCGGACCTTTCAAGTATCCAAGTGCCTCTAAAACACAACCATACAATAGCACGTTTGGAGCATTCTGACTTACCCAATTCGATGTTGTCGTACTGGACAAGACAGGTGGCTTGTACGTGTATGCGAGCTCTACAGTTAATGCAGCGTTCGGGGTTGGCGCCAGCATATGAGTATCATCATCATATACAGCATAATACTTTGGAGTACCTGCTCCAGATGACGTCCTATCGGGCGCAAATTCATTCATAAACGAAATATCTTTTTGTATCAAGAAAGTTCTATTATCGGAGGTATCTATTAATTGTATGTACCTTGTTGCTTCCCAATCAGCAGGAAGCGGTAAAAAAGGATTGTTGACTGTTAATGTAGCAGTATCATACCTTCTGTAGTAGGTAAGATCTACTTTTCTTCTAAGCTTATCTTCGGTAGAATTTATAAAAGATTGAATAATAGCATCAGTTAAAACTGTAGAATCAGTTTCTGTGTAATTTCTTACATTATCTACTAAATCAGAAAAATCTGTCATGACGTACTCACTGTAACATTTCCAACGCTAGATAGCAATCTTGTAGGTTTTTTTGGTGCTTGTAGTTCTAAAGGCATCATGCTCTTAGTTGTTATTGTAAAAGTAGAACCGTCTGCTCTAGTATGAGTTACTACCTGATCAGCCGTTTCAAATTGATTGGCAGTCAATCCAAAACCTCTTCCATCGTAAGCTGCATCAGAACCATCCGGTTTTACAACTGTTCTGCCAGCATTTATAGGACCATCAGCACCTCCCACAAAAACTCTTGATATTGCAGTTTGCGGTTTTGCATTTTCTAATGCCTCTGGATCAGTTACTATTGGCACAGGTTCCAACTGAGGATGTTTTGGTTCAAACTCAGATATGTGAACTATAGAACCGTTCCATTCTTTAACCATCTCATTATATGGAAAAGCCATACCAGACCTATCTGATATTCTCTTTGCAAATTTACCTGATGCAAACTTGGCCATTTAAACTCCTGGTAAATAAGTTTTAGGTGTTAAAAATAAACTTGTTCTCTCTCCATCTTGAGCTGCAGCTCTTTGGAACTCATCTTCATAAACTTGTTTTAATAATTGAATTCTTTCTGGCGCTTTCTTCATAGCTATGTAATAAGCTAATCCGGCAGTCATACATGGAAGAAAACGAAAAGGAATCTCAGCATTATTCGTGTAAGCCCCAGCATCCTTCATCCGAATCAGAGCATAATATACTAGAGTGTAGTCTACATCTGCTGCAGGATATAGATATAATCTTGGGTTTATCGTACGTTCAAAATAGTATTGACTTGGCCTTCCGCTGGTACTTTTAACGGATATATTTAAATATGTTGATCTACTAATTGTTTGTGCAGAAAAATCATTATTGCTTGAATCTCTGATAACAAGATCTGTGATATCAACTATTTGTTGACCAGCTTCTTGACCCGATCCAAATAAATCTGAACCAGTTAAATTTGTTGTTCCTGCAGATAAAGTTTTTTCTTGTAGTTGAATAGTCCAAAGATTTAAACCTCTGTTGGCCCATTCAGATAGCATTAAGTTTAAAGAACGTCTTGCGGTTTTTAGATCGTATCCACTACGAACTTGTAAACCGCAACGTTCATATGCTTCCTCAGCAATTTCATCTATGCTGAGATCAAAGTTAGCTGTTGAAGAATAAGTAGGCATTATCCTCTTTTCTTACCCTTTTTCTTAACTTTCTTTTTCTTACCTTTCATGGCTTTGCCACCTTTGGCCATTTTCTTTTTAGCCATCATGCCACCGCCCATCATTTTTTCCATCATGCCACCGCCACGTTTTTTCATCATGCCACCGCCACGCATCTTGTTAACTGATTTCTTTTTCATAACCATCTCGACCTCCGAATATTCGTTTATAGGTTTTTGCTCTAGATACTACGACGTCTTTATAGTACCCGGTTGGCCACAACTTATAGTAACCAATTCTGTGTAATTTATCAGAAGCTTCCTGTAATTGCGAGAACTTTTGTGCTAGCATCATGGAATATTCTAGTTCACTTTCTATAGTAGGGGCGTCCCCATTTGGAGTGACAAGAAACTCTTGTTCCTCCTCGTTGGCTGGGTTGTGGGGATGAAAACCCATAAAATATATATCCTTTTTATTATACCAAATATTGTACGCATCTATTGTCTCCTGAAAATCGTCTAAAGAATAATTAAAGTATGGGTCACAAAATATCAATATCTCATGAGTAGAAAAATCTAACTGCTTCAATTGAGCGTTTAGTTCTGCCTTGTATTGTTTATATTTTCTTTTTACTTCAACAACGACCTTATCATCTTTCCAAGTTTTCTTTGCAAAAGGACAAGCTGGGAAACCTCCTAAATGTTTGTTAGGTATTTCTAAAAAATGTTCAGACCACTTACGTACATCGTTTTTTATTTGTTTTTCTAAACTCATCTTTCCTTCAACTGTTTTTTATACTTATGCACTCTATTTCTAGCTAGTCTCTCTTTTGATTTATTTTTTTCTTTTAATGCCACTCCAACATCACGTCTAGCTGACATTAAAAGTTTAACAAGTCTTTTCTTTTTTGGACCTTCTTTTAATGGAGACTTTTTGTATTTACGTCCTTTTACGATTATGAATTTTTCTGATGGCATCTTTACCCTTTTTAAAAATATTAACTACTTGTGACTTGCCCATAACTTTAGCTCTTTGTTCTCCCACTGTTAAAATTTGAATTTTTCTAGCAAAAGGTTTTTTAACCTTCTTAACTTTTGCCACTGTTTTTCTAGCATCAGCAGGAGTAGCAAACTTGATAGATACAGTATCGCGTGGATTCTCATCCGTGTAAAGTCTCCTGCCACTTCCTTTCGGTTTTTTGCCCGTGCCAACTCTAGGGTCTTTTCTTTTCTTGGTCATCTAACACCAATAAATTTCATACCTCTAACTGCCATACCTCCACCTGCAGCTTTAGCAAATGTTTTAACATTAGTTGGTTTACCTCCAACACCTTGAGGTTTACTTCTTTTTCTTTTAACTGCTGATCGTCTTTGACTCTCTGTCATTCTTGCAGCTTTAGCTGCTGGAACACATTTAGGATATTTTCTTTTTCTATCTGCTTTTAGTTTTGACCTGCCACATTTAGCAAAGCCTCCGCCTTTTTTCTTGGAACCTATATCAACCCAGTTCTGTTTAAACCACTCTTTTAAACCGCCCTTGGCCATTATCTTTTCTTAGTCTTTTTTCTTTTCTTTGCCATAATAGCACCGCATCCTCTTGCAATACCACCCTTGTTAAACTGAGAAACTTTTTTTCTTTGTTGAGATATTTTATTAAAGTCTACAACTTCTCCACCCATAGCTTTTGGTTTCGGTCCTCTAAAATCTTTTCTTTTTACACCACTTGGATCTTTAATTTTACCCGCACAAATTTTAGAAGCGTACGCATTTGCATAGGCTGACGGATAAACTTTAAATTTTCTCTTAGCTGCAGCTTTACCTCTAGGACATAATTTAGTCATCCTTGACCCCTGTATTTGACATACTGTCTTCTTTTGTTTTTGTTCTTTGGCCTTGTGCGTGAAGAACGCCCTATACTAGTTCTTTTTTTGACTGGTGTAAAGTATTCGTTGCTGGGTGGTTTAGCCATTACATTTGTGATAAAGGGTTTTCTAATGCAGCTTTTATTCTTTTCTCTACTTTTTCTTCTAGTTCAGTCATGGCTGATTGAAGCTTATCCGACAATTCTGCCATGTCTTCCTTCATGTCCCTCGTGGTATCTCTTAACTCCGAGCTGGTTTCTCTCGAATCTTCTTTAACCATCTGC